AACCAAATCCCCATGACACGACAAATGACCACTTGGATCCAATATCAGCTGTACCCCATATCCCTTCCTGATCAACGTGTCCTTACACCCCTTAGCCGTATTACCCACAGTCTCATGCACCACAAAATGTATCAGTTCCTTCGTGCGCTTGCGATGCCTAAAATGAGGCTCCCCATCATCCAAGTAATTACTCGCCGTCAACCCAGCAGTAACAAGCTCGTCAGGAAGCATGATCCTCGCGCCATTCACTACAATAGCATTTGAATATCCATCAGATGACATAGACTTCTTCCTCTTCTTCGGAGTCTCCACCTTCGTATCATCTTCTTTCCTATATCGCGCCCGAATCTTCTTCTCCGTCATCGGACCCAATTGACCATCCACCGTCAATCCTCCCTCATGCTGATATAAAGCCGTTGCCAACGCAAACTCACTACCCGTAACCTCAAATAACGGCCATGGAAGATCGTTGATGTTCAACGTGCCATTAGACATACGCTTTGAATTATACCTAATAGCCTTCTGTATCTGTTTTTTATTCAACATTTTATCCTACCATTAAGCATTGTCAGGCTTTCCTTTTCCAGTTATCCATTTTCCCTTTTCCCAAGTTCCACCCTTCCAATAACCAGTCATCCAAATGCCATTCTCCCAAATGCCATTCTCCCAAATACCGTCTTCCCAAACTCCATTTTCCCAAACTCCATGCCCCCAATGTCCCCTTTCCCAAAACCCATTTATCCAAGTCCCATCATACCAAAAACCATTTTCCCATGTTCCATTTATCCAAGATCCATCTTGCCAATTTCCATCTTCCCAAGTTCCTTTTGCCCAATTGCCATCTTTCCAAATGCCATCCTCCCAAGTCCCATCCTCCCAAATTCCATATTTCCAAATGCCCTTTTCCCAAGTTCCATCCTCCCAAATCCCATCTACCCAATGACCATCTACCCAAGTTCCCTTTTCCCAAGTTCCACTCTTCCAAGTAAGATAATCGCCAGATATTTCATACTCAGCATCCTTTACCTTTATCGATCCATTCTTCAAACCCTTCTCAAACCAATGCACTAGAAGATCTTTCTCTATTATTTTCCTCGCCTTTGAAATCTTACCAACATTTTTCTTTATCGCTTTTTGCAAATCTGCCTTGCTTCCAAACCCCAACGCCTTCGCTCCCTTGGCTCCAATATCGTTGTCATTCTTGTCCCAAATTGAATCTACCTTGCCAGAATCATTTACCATTACAGCATATTTGTCCCCGTCCCCTATGAAATATATCGGTGTTAGTTTTCTTTTCCCAACATAGCTCTTCCAATAACTATCGTCCTTTTGATAGGCTATACACCAGCTGCCCGCTGATCCACCAACTCTTCTACTAGCCATTAAAACACTAGCATCATAATTTAAAGGAATTACCGGATTATATTCAGTCTCTGGCATCTCTAATTGTATGTAATCAATCCCCTGCTTTAATCCCGATAACCCCGATTTCTTTACCTTTTTCTTCTTCTCAGTCTTCGTAACCATCATCACATTCTCAAAATCACTAAACTTCAATTCTTTGTCGTTCCAGTTTATCTTCCCCTCTAAATTCGGCTTCTTCTTGAAAAAATCTATCACCTTGCCCTTCTCATCAGATGATAAATTCTTAAGCTTCTTCACCAAATGATCCTTCTTTTCAAAAAGATCAAATGCATATGGGTACCTTGTCTTGTAACCCAATCTTTCTAATAATGCCTTCATCTATCCTACCATCAATCCCGCACGAGACGCCCTGTCTCGCACCCTGCTCTTCTTGATCTTCTTAAACATCCTATTCATCGAGTCTACCTTCGTCGTCCCATCAGCCGTCCATTGAATAGGATCTAACGCGTTCCTCAATTTCTTTATATCAGCGTTCTCAGGATCCTCAACAGCGCCCCTTAACACAAACTCCTTGCGATACCAAAAACCAAACGCATGCCTCGTCCACTCAATCGTATATTTTATATCCTTGCCATTCGCAGGAACAGTTACATAAACCCTTATTCCACCAATGTCACGACGCCTTCTGTTTAACAAATTAGCTACCAACATCATCGAATATTCAGACGTGCCAGTAACCCTCGGAGATACCAATTCCCTCTTAATCCTCCCCATGCGAAGAAGAAGATCGCGCACCATATCCATCCCCGTCTCAGTTGCTACTATCTGAGGAGATATTTCTGGCTGTTTGTTTTCCTGATCAGCCATCTCTACCTACGGCAACACGGCAATCACTTTGAAACCTAGCTCGCCAGCCATTTTTGCAGCCTCTTTTTTTGCTTGTACATATGTTCCACGCGCATTCATCCACGTCTTGTTTTTCTTGCTATTATCAAGATAATCTTTGCTGTCAGCAGCTTTCGGACCAAATCCAAACATCCAATTACCATTCCCCTTTGGCTTCCCATGAGACAATTCATAAGCAGAAGTGTCTACTCTTACAGACTCGGCAAGCAACTGGATTCTTTCAATGAATTCTCTCATTTTATCCTACCTTTCAAGAGCGAACTCCAGTTCGCTGTCTAAAAACCAAACGACACTTCTTTGGGCCTACCAACTTCCATCCATCTTACCTTCTTGGAGATCTTTACCAATATGTCACTGCCCAATCTAGCCTCATTCTTTAGCCTTATATCGACAACCATCCCACTCATTCCATCAAAAAAACCCATTGCACTCCCTCCAACAGTCTTCTCCAAAAACTTAACAGTCTTCAGATTCTCCTTATCAAGATCATCGCGATTGATCGGAGCAGCCTCTACCAACGCATTCTCAATTAAATTTTTCATTCGTTTAATTCCTTCGGACCATCATCGTCCTCGTCATCTACCTCAGTCGTGTCATCCCACCCCGGCCCATCGTCATGCACATGCTGCTTGCCACTTGCCCTCGCGCCCAAGGCACCCTGTACAGCAGCCGCAACGTCTACACCCATGCCCACGGCTCTCTCAGCCGCCTTCGCGGCCCCTTGTGCCCCGTGGTCGGCCACTGATTGACCCAGAATGTACGTTCCCAGCAAACCAAGCACAGAATAAATCGTCTCTGTACTTACTGGACTTCCATACAAGTCGTTCACAATCATGCCAACCGCAGCCAGTAACGCAACAATCAATTTCTTCGATTTCAAACTATTCATCTTTCAACTCCTTTTTCCCGCGAACTCCAGTTCGCTGTTTCTTTCAAGCAATTACTAAAATGCCCCGTGAAATTTCTCAAAATCATCTTTCGACAGCTTCTTCTTCGCAGCAATCATGAGATCCTTGTACAAACTAGTCCTATACTTCATAAGATCATATGGCATACCACCTTCAATCTCATGAATCTTCATTACTAATTCCACCCTCTTGGCAATACTCTTTGCGCCGATAAGATTGGCCCCCGCGAATATCGCGCCACCATGATCATTATAATCAGTCATCTTCGCAATAGCAGCATAGGGATCCTTTGACTTGGCTTCTTCTATTCTTTTCACTAATTCGCGCATGATCGATCTCCCTTTTCTTTAAAACGCATCAACAAAATCACTATAGCTATCTTTCAACAGCTTCTTCTTTGCTAAACCCATGAGTTCCCTTTTCAGCTTATCCCTATACTTTACCAAATCCGTTGGCATCCCACCCTCAGCACTGCGTATCTTCATGACCAACTCAATGCAATTGATGATCTTATCTGCGCCAATCATCTTCGCTCCCGCAAGGATAGCCCCAGCATTATTGTTACGCCTAGACATCTTCCAAATAGCAGCGAACGGATCCTTCTCCTCTGACACATCATCAATAAATCCAGATGGATCTACCCCGGCATTTTGAAGCATTGTCTCAATTATCATGTCCTTGCGATTGCCCATTTTATTGCTCCTTGCGACCCTTGCGCATCTCTTTCATCCAAGCTGCATCAGCCTTAACCTTCGCGTTAAATGCGGTCATAGTCTTATCATTGTACTCATCCTTATACCCAATCTTGTACTGATAACGCTTTCCAAACTGCTTCTTGACAGCATCTAAAAAATCGCCGTCAGCTTTCTGCGCAACATTATACAGCTTAAAATTGTAATCATCCTTGCCTTCATCAAGGCTCTCGCTCAATTCTTCTCCACCCAAAATGCTCAAAGGATCCATACCCGCATTCCTCAGCATGTTTTCAATGATCATATTCTTGCGACTCATGATTCCCTACCTTTCAATGCGAACTCCAGTTCGCTGTTACATGCCATGTATCTTCTTCTCATAAGCCTTCGCAGCAGACAGCTTCATTGGCTTCCAGTATTGCTCACGCTCAACCTTGTTACGTTTCAATTCCGCCATCGTGAAATATCCCAACTCATCACCACCAAGCCCCATCACATACCCAAAGAACCGCTCCTCTTTAGGATCGTACTCAGTCACCATCCAACTGCCGGATCCGTAAGGATTAAAGAATTTTACCCACACCATCGGATCCTTTACCTCTTCCTGAGAATACAGCATAGGAAGTTTCTTCAGATCCTTCGCCGTGAGCATCTTTGCCTCTACCAGTTCCAATCGCTCAATTAACTTTCTCATCCTAGCTCCTACTTCTTATACTTCTTAACAAGAGCCTTCATCGGCGCGTCAATATCTCCACCATCCTTGAGGATCGCCTCGATGTCCTTATAGACACGGGGAATCGCCATCATGTCGATCTGGATCCTATCAAAATACTTGTAAAACGCCTTGCTCACCTTCGGATCTGACTTCGCCTCGTCCATTACATCTTCACCAAGAACCTTGTTAGCTACCGTAGTCAGCGCGTCAGAAACAGCACTCAAAAACTTCTTTGCCGTATCGTCATCTTCGCTTGCTACAGCCAATCCCTTAATTAGTTCCGCTAGCTTGAAGAAGGCGTCCTTGTCCCTATAGTCAGTGTCACGAAGAGCCTTGATAGCATCCTCAGATTTCGACTCTTCATCAAGAATACGCCGCGCTTCTGCCAATGGATCGCTCGCGATTTCTTCGCCTTCTTCCTCGTTCAATACCTTGCTATCAATTACATCGCCCAATTCTTCTATCAATTTTTTCATGATCTGCTCACCTTCTTTAATTCAGTTACCTTCTTCAGCATGTTCAATGCCGCGCCCGGAGAACGTTTCGCCTTCTTCACTGCCATATTTACAATAGCAGCATCAGCTTCACCACGATATTCTACACCACCTATTAGAAAAGAAAAGCCGCCATATGAATCATGAGAGATCATGCGAATGTCCGCGCCACTCTTCTGCTTCTTTTCTATTAATTCTCGCATGACATCCTACAATGGACTCATGAGCGAAATTTCGGAAAAAGCCCATGGCTGGACCTCAAGCTCTGCAATGCTAACCTCTCCACCCATAGCATCAAAGTCAGTGCCAGCCTTGTATCGTGTCGGAATGCAATCGAATAACATCCAAGCCTTGCCCGGAACAAATGCAGCAGATTCCCACGCGTTCATCGGTAATTCACCACTACCAATAAGACCAGTAACAGCATTAGGTGCCCCCACTTCTAGCGTCTCCCCAATACTCGTATAATGAATCAACAGCAAATGCCTATTAGTCATGTCATTCCCATGAATAGCAGATTTCATCCATTGCCACATCGTGTCGTCATAACCACGCACGCCACGAGTCAACGTAATCGGACCCACGCTTCCACCAGAATAAACAGATCGCTTGAACATCGCGTTCAACTGCTTGATCTCGTCTACCTCAGCAGTATATTCAGGAGTGCTTATGGACTGAAAACCTAATAACGGTGCGCCCAATACAAGAAATGGAAATGTCGCAGACGGTACCACGTCCATCAACCAGAACCGATGATTCTGCATTAAGTCTGCAAGACGTGATCGTGCCATTCAAAATATCCTCGCCAGAAATCAATCTATTAGCTATCGATGTCAAAAGACTCCATGGCAAAGTCAACCTCTGCCATCGAAACCTCTCCCGACATAGAATCTAAATCGCCAGCTGGCTTTGCGCGAGTGGGAACACAGTTGCTACAATTGATTCTGCGGAATCCAGTATCCCCAACCTCAGTCGGAGCAGCATTCCCCATCTCAGTACGCTGATAGTGATAAATAGTCACGTCACAACGGTACTCAGCACCATCAACAGAACCACGTACCCAATCATAAAACGTAGTGTCAGTCTTCGCGATACCACGCATGAGAGTACAATCAGAAATCGTCGGCGGTCCCGGATATTTCTGCGTCCACTTGAAAGTACCTTCGCGATACTCTACAGGCTCAACAGTAAGCTCTGGCATGGTGACAGATTGAAAACCTGCTTGACCACCACCCTCAAAGCCATCACCACGATTGAAATCCAACGGGTTGGAACTGTCACCAGCCCTCTGTGCTACCACGTGATAACGAAAACCCTGCATTAAATCATTAGCTGATGCTCTAGACATTTCTATTCTCCTTTAATCCTACGTCCGTTGCATGGACGGAGGAGTATTCTCAACACCAATCATTCCAACACTACTAGGAGCAGGCTGTCCCCAGCCCTGCCTAATAACAATCCCTACACGACCAATTTGATTATAGTCATACGTCGCTGTCGCATTACCAGCAGCCCAATCACCCGGCGTAACAAGCGTCAGCTCAACTACTCCAGTCAGATAATTGATCGTTCCAGATCCACCACCAGCGCCAGCTCCTACAAGTATCCCTAGTCCAGCAGGATCAGTAAACGTCACCGCTCCAGCCACAATAGACACAGAGGTAGGATCAACCCTTCCATTTACAAGCGTGATGTCATAGTCATTAGATACGCCATCTCCAGCAACACCAGTGTTCTCGCCAGCAATAGGTAAGACCGCGTCAATAACCTGATCCGCCTTTACCCTAACGCTAAACGTCGGTGGAACAAGAAAACCATGGCTCGTCTCAGTATGATTTCCACTCACAACATTCTGGGTATCTAACAAGTACTCTGTGTCATCATCGTCAACCAAATATATCGCTACATTAGGAGCGACAGTACATGCCATATTCCACCACACATGATCCACTCTCATCCCTACCGCAGCAGGAGCAGGGAAATCACCTCCCACAGCGCCGCCGATCCACTTCTGCAAACGACCACGAAATGACTCTTCCTCAGACCAATCACCATCAGGAGCAACACCAGTGAACTGTCCACCAGAATATACTTCCTGAATCGCAACACTCGGTATAACAGTCGTGGTCATTTAATTTCTCCTAGCACAAACCATTGAAACAACTGAACCCATCGCCGTACTAAGCTAACGCCAATTGTTGGAATTTGAAGACCAAAAATTCTGCTGGCTTGTTGGTTGCGATACCAACGTCACAGAAAACAATACCCTGATCAACAGTGTTCTGCGGGTTGTTGCTACGATCACAAATCACAAAGAACGCCTCGTCAGCAGAATTTCCAGCAAGGTACCCACCCTGATACAAACCAAGCAGGAAGTTAGTGATCTGCGTGCGGATTGCGCCCCACAACGATGGCCCATTGTTCTTAAAAATGTGGCTATGGGTAGCGTTAAACACACTCTTCTCAACGTACATGAACAACCTGCGCTGTTGGATATATCCGAACTCTCCACCAGCGATGTCCATCGTCTTTACGCCCCACACACAACGACCTGTATGCGGCCACTGTACCAGCGCATTGATCTTCTCCTGATATACAACCCCAACCTGCGTCGGCGTCAAATCAAGCTCCAAACCAACAGACCAATTCAACTTACCATCGGCAGTGCCACCCGGTGCCTTACCAACGTTCTGCGTACTGTCCGTCCGCGCATACACACCAGCAACGTGTCCACCACAAGGAATGTCCGTCACAACCTCAGTCACCGGATCAGTAATCTTGATGTGCGGGTAGTAAATAGCCGCATAAGAAGTGTAATTCTGCAACTGGAATTTCTTCCAATTGACAGCCTCCTGCGGAGTCAACCCAGCAGGAACAGTCAGAATAACAAACTTGTCCTTGACCAATTCAGCGTAAGTAATCAACGCGCCAGAAACAGTAATGTCCGTCTGGAAATCAGATGCCACCAGCTGCATCAGCGAATCGACTTTTCCAAACGCCCAAATGCCACGCTCGTCAGCCGTAAGAGTAGCACTTACCAAGTCGTTGGAATCAACCGAAGACCCGTCAGATCCACTGGCCAGCGCATTGATAACGCTATCAGCAGGAGCATTTACCAGATCAGTGTAGTAGGTGCATAACTGAGCAGATGCACTAGCAGGACCAGCCGAAGGCGCTCCAGTCAATGCCCACGTCAGCGTAAACGCCCCAGAAGTGTATGTAAGCTCATTGGTGCCATTAGCATCAAGAGTAAACTTCTGCGGATACCCAACAGCCTGAGTCGCAGATACAGACAGGTTACCGTCTCCATCATCCTCAATATCTACAGGCTGTGCATAGCTAGCCTCAATATTGATCGGGAATCCAGCTACAAAAATAGGATTTGTAGCAGTAAGGTTAGCAAGATCAAGCGTGTTTGCCAGCGTACCAAGGTCATCACTGATAGCGCCAGTAGTATAATCAATCGTTCCAAGCTTTTCAGCAGGAGCAAGAGCACTAACTAAGTTACCAACACCAACAGCACCAGTATCAATAATTTCGATCCACTGGCCAAGAGTAGACCATGACGTACCAGCCGCGCCAACTGGCTGAGCAACACCAGCCGCATTCTCATAATCAACAGAAGCACCTAATGCAGCAACACTCGTCACAATAAACGTCCCATCGTTCGCAGGAGCAGTAGCTCCAGAAACAACGATAATGTCCCCTGCTACAGTTGAACCAAAGGGGTTAGACGAATCCGCAAGAGTAACAGTGCCTCCGCCGAAAGTAGCAGTAATAGTAATACCAGTATTGGTTGCCGTATCTCCAGCGCGACAAGAAATCTTCACGCTCCCCGGAGTAATCGCAGCAGGAGCAGCAACAGTTCCAAGAGAAACAACAGGTGCCGTTACCGCGCCACCGCCAGTACCGATCCTCGCTCCATTAACCCAGTGAATCTCAGAAGCAGCAACAAAAGTATCAGGGACAGTAAGACCAGACACGTCCAACTGATTGGCAACTGCACCAGCAGGGTTGCTGATCGCGCCAGTAGTATAGTTGATCGTTCCAACTGCAATACCAGTCGATGCCTCAACCAAGTTTCCAGCGCCAACAGCCCCAATATCAATAATAGACGTGTGGCCAATAGCCGTTAATTGACAAGAAATGCGCACCGAAGGACTCAACGGATTCATGGCAATCGGCAACAGCGTAGTATCAAAAGCATCCGGCCCAACAATGGTTACCGTAGCAGCCGCAGGAGTAGCAGCTGCCGCCATCAACGGACCACCCTCGTCAAACGTAAACGAAGCAAGGAACGTCGTCGGGAAAACATCGTTTGCCAAATCGTAAGTCCAACCCTTCCACTTACCATTGTAGTAGTCAGGAGTGACAACCGAAGAAGCATCAGAGTGGATCATCGTCGCGGAAAAATCCTCAGCCGCAGTAGCAACACCAGCAAGCTCAGTCGGATTCATCTCGTTGCCATACTCGGCAACTTCAACATAACTCGACCCGCCAATATCAGCGTTCATCACCGTAACGACATAACTGGAACTGGTAGGATCGCTAAATGACAGATCAAGGAACTGCTCCACTGTAGACCACGATGGAACACCAGTAACACCCGCGTCGGTATCCTCTTGCACAGATACCGTAAAGCGCGTGTACGACGCCGTAGCAGCCGTCAGATAGTCGCTAGAACCCGGCTCGATAACAACACGATGATAGTTCCCGGCAACTCCCGGCCACTTCATCTCAAACTTGAAAATCGTGTACTCGTACTCAGCGTCAATAGTCGCGACACCGCCGGAGTAATCGCCCGGAACAGTCAGCGTTACCGATACCTCACCAGTAGTGTAGTTAATAAAACCACTACCACCAGAACCACCACCACCAGCCTTTGCCGTCAGCACACCATCGCTGGCCGCATCTTCAAAGGTGTTGTCAGTACCAGCATCGTTGAACAGAATCTCAAACGTCCCCGGAATAACAGGAGGATTTGAAAGCTGTAACGAATAAATACCACTCGCCTCTACCGTGTTACCAAGATCATCGGGAGTAGCAGTAGGAATTGTATACGTGTAATTGCAATAGCTATCAAGAGCATCGCTATGAGTCACTCGCACCACGTACAGACGTTGCCCGCCATTCTGGAAAAACGCATACGCCTCAGTTGGAGTAATACCCTTCTCAGTGAACGTGCCAAACGCACTGGTGAACTCGGCAAAGTTTGTTACCAGTGTAGGCTCGTCAACCTCACCCCTCGAAGTCCATCCAATCAGGCCAAGTGTTGACGTTGTTACGCCAGCAATCGGACCCGGAGCACCAGAAACTTCCTTCCAATAAACTCCCGGATATGTGTATTCAGTCATGATCTAACTCCCATGTTGTCAAGGCCACAATACTATTTATTGCGGCGATTTCTTCGCTTTTTCTTATCGCCCTCTGTGTTTTCAACAGGGCTACTGGCAACATTTGACAACACTTCAGCAAGATCAGCACCAACAGGAACGCCAGACTCAACATCTTTGTCTGACTCGGACTTATCTACAGGCTTCTCCGCAGGCTTCTCTACAGGCTTCACCGTATCAACATTCGCAATAACGTTCAATTCACCTTCTGTCATCTCAGGAGCAAGACCCTGTGGGCGCTTTGGTGCCTGACCCTTATCGCTAGTAACGCCCTTTTCCGCAATCCTCAATGCCATTGCAGACTTTGGCGTAGCTGCCTTGATCTCTTCAATCGTAACTACCTTTGTATCAGCACGAGACGGGCCAGCATCCCTTGGCTTCCCAGTACGACGCAAGATGCCCTTCTTCATAAGAGCCTGCACCTCACGCTGGCCAACGTCAAAAACTTCCACTTTGCTATGTGGCCAAACAGAAACAGACAAACCCTTTTTTACAGGAATCGCCCGCGCTATATTACCAGAATAGTAAAACCACGTCATGATGATTGCTCCTTGATATTATCGTTCACGGTTTGTATCTGCGCGGGAGTAAACTTCTCATAAGTTGCATTCACAGCAACAACCGCAGGATAAACGCGATCATCATGGATGTCTACTTCCGCCCTTACCGTGAACGAGATACTGTAACTCACTGTTCTCTCCGCAATGTCTGCAAGTTCCGACGTATTAGAAATCGTCAACTCTCCTGCATCATATTCTCGCACATCTCCCATGCTGTCAACTACTTTGAATATAAACCATGGAGGAATAAAGTGTCGAAGGGCATAATGCAGCATCAATAACGCCTCTTGACGCCTTCTCGCCAACACCAAACATTCATACGTTATATCAAAAGGAGTTGCCCTCCACTGGTTGTCATACTTGCTATATCCAACAGTTCCATCATCTAAGGTTATCTTTATCGCGTCCTTTGACGGCCCCCGCGCTACCCACGTATACCAAGGCTGACGATCAAAAGCTGGAGTCATATCATTTTGCCTGAATTGGAAACAAGGCAGATGAAAAGGCTGATACACATCCTCTGGATCCTGAAATTGACAAGGTACTTTGTCGTCTATATCAGAAAAACCAGACTCCAAATATGGCACATCACAAGCGTAAATAGCTCGTGTCTCACCATCTACATCATAATTGGCAATCTCAGCGCCAAGAGTCTTCATAACCCCTTCGTCCCAATCACGCAAATTTACTGTGCCAATAACTGTCATTTAACTACATGCGAACTGGAGTTCGCTATTCTTTCTTATCACCTTTGTCATCACCGGACTCGTCGCCAGATCCATCACCATCTTCTGTCCCATCTCCACTATCCTCATCGTCACACCCTTCGCAATCGTCCAATTCAATCTGCCCATTCTCAGCAGCAGTATTGATAATATCCATGGCACCATCAATAGTCGCGTCCTGAGCATCTACCTTCCTTCTCAAAAGCGCATTCTCTACACCGATCAACGTCTGATTCAGATCCCTCAACTTCTCTCCACTTGCAGTTGTCATCTTGTTCCACCTTTCAATTGTTAATTACCAACGAATATCTACTATTATCTAGCGTTCTTAGGCTTCCCTTTTTCGCTTCCCTGCCAATCGCCCTTCTTCCAAGTTCCACCTTTCCAATTACCATTAATCCACTGCCCATCTTTCCACGTCCCATTCTCCCAAGTCCCATTCAACCAAAGACCATAATAAAGAGTCCCATTCTTCCAAGTCCCACCTTCCCAAACTATATTTTTCGCAGTTCCATTTTCCCAAACACCATCTTTCCAAAAGCCTTTTGCCCAAGTGCCACCCTTCCATATACCACCATGCCAAGATCCGCTCTTCCAAGTGCCCTTTTCCCAAGTACCATTCCTCCACATCCCAGCCATCCAAGTGCCATCTTTCCAAGTGCCACCATGCCAAGCACCATCTACCCACGTCCCCTTTAACCAAGTACCACTTTTCCAAATAAGAGCACGACCATCTACTATTTCATACTTGGCGTTCTTTACCTTTATCGATCCGTCTTTTAAGCCCTTTTCAAACCAATGGCCGGAACTCTTCTCTTCCATTTTCTCAATCAATTCTCTCATATCATTCTCCTATGCGAACTCCAGTTCGCTTTTTCTTTCAACTTAACCAGTTGGAGCAAACGGAGCTAGCGTTTTTGCAAACTCCGCGCCCTTGTTCATCTCAACATCATTAACATTCATTTCGTTATTAGGCAAATCAAACGCACTCTCACTCCCCGTTTTAAGGTAATTCAAATACCTTTTCATCAAATCAGGCATCGCACCCTTCATCGCCTTCAATGCCGGTCTCCAATGCGCCACCTGCTGCTCACCATCATACCCAAACTCCGCACGAAGTATATTATAACCAACATCCTCATGAACCACTATCCCAACAGCATTCTGCGTCTTCTCAATGCTCACATCCTGCGCTCCCGCCTTCCGCAGATCCCTCTCTATATCACCCCTACGCACGTAAATCCTATCTGACAATGCCTTCAATTCATCCTCACGAGCAATCCTCGATATGACCCGCGCATACAACTTCTCAGAAGGTACAGGAACCATATGCGACGGCCAAGGACCATACATCATAAGCACATCTACTACCTTTGGAGACTGTCTCGTTGGCTGGAAATAAAGCGCCATGCCGTCCATGTTATCAACGCCCAATACAGCCTTCTGATTGTCAAAATAAATAGCTACAGATTCCTCGTCAGAAGATGCCCCATCTACAATTCCAATACGAAGATGCTCAGCATAAGGAAACGACTTCTCCCCCATCTTTACTTCCGGCGCACGACGCTCTACCTCTTTCCTTACAAAATCAGCCATCGATAAAAGAAATAACATCCTCCCGCGATCCAACCGCTTCGGAACGTCATTTACCATCGTATTCATCATGTCCACCCAATCATGCAATCCGTAAATCGCAGGAACAGTAGACATCGTTGACAACCTTGGCTTTCGATATTTGTACCGTCTAACCATTTACAGCGCCAAAACCTGCTTGTCCTGAATGACAACAGCCTTGCCATTAGAAGACAGTATTTCCTTCAACCTCGATACATGATCGTCGCAAACCCCAATTGCCCCCTTGCCACTAATGTCAACAATCGCGTCTGCACTCTTGCCACACAAAAAACAATACTTTTCCTTCGGATTCCATGGCCCCTTATACTCAGGGAATGCCATGTGAACAGATGGCCCACCGCATTTTTTGATTATACAACCAGAATGGTTACTTGGACGCTGATCCGTTGCCTCCCAATAATGCTCACACCACGCACAAACAGCAGCCAGCCCACTCTTTACAGCTTCCTTAGCCTTCACATGATCCAACATTGCAACGCCTCCAATCATATTTTGCGATCAGGAGTATACTGAGTGCGCTTCCGCAACTCCAGCTTGAACCCAACGTAATGCGGAGAATCAAGCACGTTTCCACCTATCCCCGCTTTTGCCACATCCCACCACTCGTTAAACAAATACAGAACGTCACCCTCTTTAGGCACCCTGCCAGCTATCGCCGTCTCCTCCCACGAATCCTCCCAATGATTACGAGAAATCATCATGATCGCATCGTACTCATACACAAAGCCTTCAGGGCGAGCAGTACCCTGCCTATTGTCCATCTCCTGATACTCGATAGCACAGGGGAACGTGACAGCCTCTTCTCCCGCGCCAGTGTCAGGGTAGTAGTTCCATGCCTCATTAGACACAGACGGCGCTCCACGGGGCGATGAGCCGCCATACAACGGATCGTTGGTTGGCTCGCCATACAGTGCATCAACGTTCTTCCCGCGATTCAAAGAGTAATACTCACAAAGAGGACCAACTAATTCTATGCGCTCTTCTTCAAGCGACCGAAGGTATGTAGCATCTTCATCAAAATAAACTCGTGCCATTCCTTGACCTATCGTTTCATGAATTCCTTGATGTCAGCATCAGAATGCATTGCGTGCTTGAGTATTTTCTTGATCGCTGAATCCTGATAACCAATCTTTCTCAAAAAACCAACCGCATCATTGTGATCCATTCCTCCCATTACGGACGCACCAACTTTGTTCATTTTCAAGGTTTTAAGTGCTATCTTTTTCTGATGCATATCAGGAACAGACAACTTACCATCGCTCAATCTTTCAAT